GCTTGTTTCTCGCGATGAACTCCGCGTGCGCCTTTGCTATGAGGTCACTGAAAACGGCAACATTTACGGTGATGACGTTTCCAAAATCTCCGGCCTTTACTCTCCTGTTGTGGGCACTGATTCGCAGATCCACACCCGCACCACGAAATACAAAATCGTCCCGAAACGCCAGAGCGAAGACGCTTCTGGTTTTGAAGTTGATTTTTCAGGCGGCGCAGCCGCCCCTCGGAGTTCTGTCAATAACTGTACGCGGGAGCCGCGGGCGGTGGAAAAAACGACAGAACTCAATCTTGAAGGCCGCGATCTCAGCTCTCTGAGCCGTAAAGAGAAGAAAGAGATCGCGCGCCGGTTATCTCAGGAAGCATCTGACGCAAAACGGCAGAAGCGTGACCGCGCAACAAGGCAGGAACGCCGCGTTGTAGCAGGTGAATCAGCAGAAAAAATCCGCGATTTTGCACAGTCGATAGGCTGGGATATCGGTGAAACCGAGATTGGCCTCCTTCTCTCCGGCCAAAAAATCGCGCTGGATGGCGTGCTCTACGAATCCACCAGGGATGGCACGCTCTATCGAATCCGGGGTAAGGCCCCTCAGTCCAACATGACAACTATCAACACCTGGCTGGAACGGCTGGGTGCCTCATATCGGTATAAGGAGAAATAAAGTGGAAGCAGAAAAAATCACAGATGCGGAGCTGGAAACGCTGCGCCAGTCCGCAGAAAAAATGTTGTCCCGCTGCAGCTCAGCAGTCGATGAGGCATGGTGGAGAAATATGCATG